ATCCCACACCTCTACCATAGTTTACACTTTCAATATCCGGAATGATAGAAATCATAATCTTATCTGAATTTTCTATGAAGAATTTTTCCTTTGATAAATCTATTAGAACTTGATGTGCAGTCTTTGGGTTGTTTTCATCAACTTGTACATCTCTAATTGCTACCCACACATCCTTTCCCTTATCCAATTGTTGTCTAATCAACCATTCGTGTCCTGCGTGCCACGTTTGCCATCTTCCGATGAATAATGCGTATTTTTTCATATTATATAAAGTTTAATATTGCTAAATCTTTTTGTTTTGCTTCAACCATTATATCAATTTCACAACCATATGTTTGTGGTATGGTTTTAATATAATCGGAATGTGCTTGTGGTTTCTTACCTATTGCACTTTCGGAATAATGAACTTCTGGAATAATATTATTATCCCATGTACTAACTGCTAGTTTAAGTGCCTGTTCTTCCGACAAATCGCCTGTGCAAAATTGGTGATGGTGGTAATCGAATACAATAGGAATACCAATTTTATTGTGGATATACATTAAATCTTTAACTGAATACATAGAAGCCTTATCATCATTCTCAATTGTAAGGCGTGTTTTAACCGATTCTGTCAATCTTTGGAAATTATCACAGAATCTATCCATAGCAGTTATTTTATCTCCATATACCCCATTACAATGAATATTAATGTTATTATAAGGTGTTTTAGATAACCCCATAGCATCCATAATTCTACCATGTACTTCCAAATCCTTAATTGTATTTAATACTACACTTTCTTTTGGTGAAACTAATACATTGAAGGGACCTGGATGAAATGATAATCTCTGTCCGTAGTTAGTTGCTTTATCACCACATCTTTTTAGGATGATTGATATTGCTTTCCAATCTTTTAATTGTGAAAATTCATATTCGGTAGCCCAAGGAAACATATCGGAACTCATACGATACATTTTTATACCGGTTTGTTCATTCCAATCTATAATTGTTTCCAAATCAGTTACATTTTGTAATACCAAATCGGAGACATAATCTAACCCCCTCTGTGTGAAGGTTTTTTTAATCATTGTTCGATTTGTAGTAACTTTTTTACCTAATGAAAGGTTTATACAAGCATATCCTATATTCATAGAATGTAATATAAGAAAAATAAATTAAAATACCAAATAATTAATAAGTTTTGATATTTTCTTCTTCCGATTTGATACGTGCCAAATCTCTAATAGTTCCTTTTTTATTATTAAGCCAATATTGAACGGCTTTTACGTTATTTATCCACAATTTACGATTATTCCACGGAAAATCTGGATGCATATAATCTTCCCATTTTAAATTAAGAGATTCTCTTTCTTCTGTTGGATTATTTTCTACTATAATCGGAACTTCTTCTTCTTTTGTAGAATTTTTTCCATTATCTTCGGTATTTTGTGAAATATTTTCCACTATATCTTCTTTTTTATCACCATATACCTGATAATTCTTATAGTTTTCCTCCATTAGCTCATCTAAATCTTTAAAATCCGGCTTCTTTTTCTTTTTATCATCAATTAAACCATTAAATGCGATAATTAGAGCTACTGCTAACGGGTCAAATACGATTACAATCAAAAATATGAAGAATTTTACAACATTTTTCAATTCCATACCAAATGCTTCAGCAACAAAACGAAATCCACCAACTTCTTTTTCTAAATCTAAATTTTGAAGTTTGATTTCATTTATTTTTTCGGTATTTTTTGCATTTTCTGTTTGTAAAATAGAAATTTTATCGTTAATTTTGCTGATTTGTTTATCTCTATTATCAATAGAACGAATAAGACGAGAATTTACCTTGCCACCATCTAATATTTTACCTTGATTGGTATTAAATTCGGTAATTTGAGTGGAAAGTTGAGTAATTTGGGTATTATTTTGGTCGATTTTTGTTTGATAAACGGCAATTTCTCTATCAACTACTTGTAATTTTAATGATTGTGCCTGAAATGCATTGGAAAGATATCCAAAGATACCGGCGGATGTGATTAACATTAAAACCCCAACAGAAATTGTAAGATACCATTTGTTAAACCCACCAATTTCATTCCATTTTTGCTTCAAATATGTAGCTGCAACCAGTTTAGCTAACTCTAATGATGAAGCCATAATCATCACCGATAATGAAGCGCCTGCAAATAATACTCCTAATCCTGTTACGGAAAAATAGGCTGCACATCCTGCGATAATTAGTGCGGAAAAACCCACTAAAATCTTAAGCCAATTCATATTATCTATTGATTGATACTAATTCGGATACTCTCTCTACAATTTTACGAGCATCATCTAATACTTGATTTACTTCCGATGGTGGTAAAGTTTGTGCACCATTTGCAACATTCTTTATAATGCGTAATTTTCCATCTAAGGATTCCAACAATGTTTGTATTTTTTCGTTATACATCATACAAATAAATATTTTATAAATAAAAAAAGGGATAGAAATAAAATTCTACCCCTTTAATTTACAAAAAATAACTGAATTAACCAACTTTAAGGGTTAATTTTTTTGGTTTGGATTCTTCTTTTCTTTCTACTACGATTGATAAGATACCATTTTTAATCTCTGCTTTTGCATTTCTGCCATCCAAATCTTTACCCAATGTGATTGTTTCTTTAATGTTTCCAATCAACTGGTCAACGGCGTTTTGTGAATCTTTTTTCTCTTTTGTTGCAGTAACTTCAATTTTATCTTCATAACAATTGATTTCAATATTTTTAGGGTCATGTCCTATTACTGCTAAAGCAATGTGTGCTTTATCATCTTTTACATCAACTGCAAATTTAGAAGGAACAAATGTTGTTGATTTGTTTTCCCAAACTGGAGAGTTACTTTCAAAAATAGATTCTAATACTTTGTCAAAATTTGTGTAATACATAATTTTAATTTTTAAGTTAAACAATATACCATTATTATTCAACTATCATACCAAACTTTTTTTCGGAAATAATGTCATTAAATTTTGACATGCTGTCTTTCTATGATTGTAGACATATGGTCTGCCCAATGCATAATAAATTGTAACTTACCTCTCAATTGCTTTTTAATATCGTGGCCGGCTAAATACTTTTGATTATCTTCATCATACATACCATCGGTAAGTTTGATAGCAAAATATTCATTCTCATTATAAGAAATACCATAGTGGTTCAATGTAAAAAAAGTTCTATCAGTAAGTGTCATATAAGAAATTTTATCATTTCTCTTAAACACATGTCCATTGTTTTTTATTTGCCACTCATTATCATTCGGAATATAATGTAATTCACCTTTAATACCCAATTTACCTAAATCGTGATGTAAACAGGCAAATACTAATTCTTCATCTGTAAAATCAATTTCACCACCTGATTCTACGAACATTTGTTTCATACGAAGTGCATTCTTTGTTACATTAAAAATGTGGTCAATATATCCACCAACATATGCGTTGTGATAAAATGTAGAACCGGATGCTGCTGATAAAGTAAGATTGATTCCCAATTCTTCTTCGGAATACATATGGAGTAATTTTTCCAATCTTTCACCTTTAAAATACTTTTTTAGAATTTGAATGAACTTTTCGTAATTTGTTTGTAATTCTTGTTCTGTTTTTTGTTTCATACTTTTAGAGTTTAATGATTTATTAATACATCTAATATACGAAAAATATTTTAATTTGTCAAATTTATATTAAAGAAAACTTAGAATTTTTTTTAGAAAACCAAATAACCAACACATCCCTTTCTCCTTTTGTTATTTCTTTTACTTCGTGAACATCTTCTCCCCCATTGAATGAAATATAGTCCCCATCGGAATTCATTTCTACCCTAATATCATTTATATACATATCGCCACCATTAAACTTATCAGATAATATAATACTAACCGTTTTGTGTGTTGTAAATCTATCCATATGTTTTTCACATTTTCCACCAACACCATAACACAATCTATGCATTGAATATAAATTATTTAACGGTTCATTAAATTTCTCACACAAAAAGTTATTAAGTTTAGTATTTTTTAAACTATAAAACCAACAAGATTTGGTGTGTAACACATTCCCATCTACCTTTATATTATGTGTTGTATAATACATTGTATCATGTGCCGTTTTTATATAAGCAAGTTCTTCCTCATTTAGTATGTTTGTTTTATCTAGTTCGGATTTTAGAAAAGATAACT